CGACCAAATCTTCCTTGTCGTAACAATCCTCGACGAGAATGTGGTCATCCGCTTCCAACTGAACCCATACGGTCAGCAGTTCCCAGCGGTGATCGGCGGTCTGTACCAAGACAGCCACAAGACATATGGCCAGTCGCTCTACGATCTCATCCTGCCGATGCACGACATCGCAACCTATCTGATGCGCTCACGTATCGACAACATTAGTGCGGCCCTGAACAACCTAATCTTCGTTGACCCCACACAGGTCAGCGTACCAGACTTGATCGACCGCAACCCATGGGGCGTCGTCCGCACTCTACCCGGCTCGAAGCCGGGTGACGGCGTCTTTATCGCACAGGTGCCAGACGTAACACGTGGTCACTTCAACGACATTGGTGCAATGTCCGAACTCAAACAGCGCGTCAGCGCGGCTTCGGACGCACAGCAAGGTATGCCGACATCAGACGGTATCCGCACAGCCACTGAAATCCAACGCTTAACACAACTCGGATCACAGCGTCTTGGCGTCCTTGCTCGTGTCATGTCTGCAACCACAATCCGACCCATGGTCAGGATGATGGTCGCGAACATCCAAGACAGCCTTTCGATGGAAGGCTCGATCAAGATCGACCAACAGAACATGCCGAACCAACTGTCTGGCCTCGTCGAAGACGGTTATCTCGACTACGACGTGCGCAAAGACCTACAGGGCGACATTGACTACCTAGTGATCGACGGCACGCTCCCACTAGAACCAACACGCAACGCCGAGACTTGGATGAACATGCTTCAGATCATGTCTCAAACTGGCCTCAACATGGAATACAACGCGGGTCAAATTGCAGAGGAAGCCATCCGCGCGATGGGCATCACTGACCTAGACCGTTTCCGCGTCTCCAAGGAACAGCTTCAGCAAGAAGGGCCAAGCCCCAGCCAGCAGATGCAGTTGATGGAGAAGATGCGCGGCGCGTCTGTACAACCGCAAGAAAACGTCCAACGCGAGGTGGAGCGCGGCAACCTCGTCCCTATGAGTGAGGCACGCAAAGCATGACCGCAAAAAAGACAACACTCGCAACAACGATAGACCAGAAGGTCGTTGAATACATTTCAGAGGTCGAGCGCGTACAGCAACTCGATCTTGATGCACGTGACAAGAAACGCCAGTCCGAAGTCGCAAGCCTAAAAGCGGAGATCGAGGCAATGCGCAACCGCATTGCTGAACTCGAAGGATTGGCGAGTACCACCGCATTGGACGACAAGTATGCCCTTACTAAGGCAAAATTGGTGCGTCTAATGAAAGACATGGGATATTATGACTGATGGGTATTACGCGTCCTACAGGTGAACAGCTTCGTTTTCGCTCACAATACACGGGCGACCACATACTCGACACCTACCTAGAAAGTTCTGAGAAGGGCAGTCGCCAACTATCCGACTTGCTCGACGACCTGTTCGACAGCAACGGTACATTCCGTTCTGGCAACTTTGAGTTCCGCTTTGATGCAAGCTCCGACAAAATCCAGTTCCGCGCAGGCAACTTCGCCTCCAGCACAACTGGCTGGACGGACATTACGACCTTCTTTAACATCACGGGCGCATTCAACGCATCAACAACTTACAACAACTTCGACCTCATCACGCTGACAAACAAGGACGTGTACATCGTCCATGGTCTCTCATCTGGAACAACCTTCGCAGACGAGGCCGCAGTTATCGCATCCGCCAACACAGAGAAGCTAGTCGACGTGTCTGAAGCTCGCGACTGGGCCAGCAAGACAACGGGCCAAGTCGTTAGCACAGACTACTCCGCCAAAGCATATGCAGTCGGCGGCACAGGCATCGACACAACCACTGGCTCTGCAAAAGATTGGGCTATCAAGACAAGCGGCACAATCGGCAACACAGGCGAATACTCAGCTAAATACTGGGCGACAAGCACTGCCGTAACCACGGTCTCGTCTGGCATCGCGAACATCAACACAGTCGCGGCATCAATCGCTAACGTAAACACCGTCGCATCCGACATAACCAACGTAAATACGGTTGCTGGCATTTCGGCCAACGTCACGTCTGTCGCCAACATCGACACAGACGTAACGACAGTTGCTGGCATCTCAGCCAACACGACCACTGTCGCTGGCATCGCACCCAACGTCACCACAGTCGCGGGTGTTGCAACAAATGTAACAACAGTCGCTGGCATATCTGGCAACGTAACCACCGTCGCGAACAACAACACCAACGTAACCACAGTCGCTACTAACGTGGCAGACGTGAACACTGTTGCAACCGAGATCAACAACAACAACTTGCAGACTGTCGCCAACGACATTCAGGCAGTCATTACCCTTGCAAACGACCTGAACGAAGCCACATCTGAAATCGACACGGTTGCAAACTCAATCACGAACGTCGACGCAGTTGGCAATGACATAACGAACGTCAACACTGTCGCAACCAACATTGCGAACGTAAACACGTCTGCAACCAACATTGCCAACGTCAACACAGTTGCAGGCATCAGCGCGAACGTCACAACCGTGGCAGGCATTAGCGCAGACGTAACCACAACGGCAACCAACAACGCGAATATTACAACTGTCGCAGGCATTTCATCTAACGTCACAACAGTTGCAGGCATCTCGTCTGACGTAACAACTGTCGCAGGTATATCCGCAGACGTCACGACCGCTGCGACCAACGTCGTAGCCTTCAACAACACATATCTCGGCGCGTCTGCAACGGCACCGACAGCAGACCCAGACGGATCAGCCCTCGACCTCGGCGACCTGTACTTTGACACCAGCACAAACACAATGAAGGTCTACTCTTCATCTGGCTGGACAAACGCGGGTTCATCGGTCAACGGCACAGCAGATCGCTTCACGTATACAGCGACAGCAGGCCAAACAACTTTCACTGGTGCAGACGACAGCAACAACACTCTCGCTTACGACGCAGGCTTCATCGACATCTACATGAACGGCGTCAAGCTGGCACCAGCGGACTACACCGCAACAAGCGGCACATCAGTTGTCCTTGCTTCTGGCGCGGCATTAAATGACGTCTTGGAAATGATTGCCTACGGCACATTCACACTGTCAAACCAGTCAATCAACGACATGACAGACGTCTCCACCTCTGGCGTTGCGAACAATAACTTGCTCGCCTACAACAGCACGAACTCACAGTTCGAGCCTGTCTCGTCTATCAATTTCGGCGACAACGACAAAGCCATCTTCGGCGCGGGTAATGACCTACAGATTTACCACGATGGCGGAAATAGTTTAATTCAAGACGCTGGTACAGGCGATTTAATCCTAAAGTCAAACGGCGCGGCAACTGTAGTAAAGACCAATGCTGGCAATAATCTTATTTCTGCAAGAGATGCGGGGAGTGTTGGGGTATTTTATGACGGCTCTGAAAAACTCACCACCACCTCCACAGGTATTGACGTAACTGGCACTATAGAAGCAGACAAGATTGTTGCTGCGGTAGGTGGGTCTGGAACTTCATTATCTACAGATAGATACATGGGCGTAAGGAACACTGGTGGCGATGCACACATGCAAGTTATTTGTGCAGACACAACAGGTCTGGCGGGTATTACATTCGGTCGTAATTCAGATAATGTTGCGGCGGGTATGGCGTATGACGCTTCTAATCACGCAGTATTGTTCTACGGTCACGACTATGCAGAACGCATGCGGATTACATCGGCAGGTAATGTCGGTATCGGTGTTACCTCTAGCACTGCAAGGCTGAAGGCATATAAGAACAATCAGGTTGTGGCAGAAATCGCAAGCGCAACCAACGGCCACCTGTTCATAAGCCAAAGTGACAATTACACAGATGGCTTTGAGATTTATCAACAACACGGTAGCACTACCACTAGAAACAGCTTTATCGTAAACGACAACAGGACAGGCTCTAAGTCAGCGGCCTTTCTTGTGCGCGGCGATGGCAAGGTGGGTGTTTCGACCGAAAGCCCAACACACGCTTTGACTATCGGTATGCCTGATCTGGGCGATGCAGACCTTAGTTTTAGAACCGCGACATATTCTTCTATAGGGGCTATTAAAGTTTCGCACGACAGTGGCACCGCCGAAGGAAGTATGCGTTTCCACACGCGTTCAGGCGGGAGTGAGCCGGAGCGTATGCGTATAAACAATCTTGGCGACGTCATGTTTAACACGACTGACCCAGATGCAGATATTAACAATACGCCAAGTAAAACAATGGTTTCGCTCCGAACATCAAGCGAAGGCATCAGAATTAACCAAACTGGCGCATCTTACTGGGGGCGAAACGGTGATGGGGGGCTTATCGGGTGGCGTCGAAACGGTGTGGCTGTAGGAAGTATTGCAGTCGCCTCATCTGGCACCACTTACCTTACCACTTCAGACCGCCGTCTGAAGACAGACATCCAGCCTATCGAACACGCCACAGACATGCTGATGGCGATGAACCCTGTCACGCACAGATGGAAAGCTGACCCAGACGCAGACGCAGTCGTCGGCTTCATCGCACAGGAAATGCACGAGATCGTGCCAGAGGCAGTCAGCGGTGAGCCAGAAGGCGAAGAGATGATGTCTATGGATTACGGTAGAATTACACCAGTATTGGTGGCGGCTTTGCAAGACGCTCATAAGAAGATTGAGGCACTTGAAGCTCGTATAAATGAAATGGAGGCTAAATAATGGCTGTAAGTTTAGGGCCGACGGGCCTCGTATTAGATAATATTACTATGCCTAATGATGCAACTGGCACAGTAATACAGGCTAAAATAGCAAAATATGCGTCTGCGCTTGGAACAACCGCAGTAACAGTAAGTAGCCCTACTTTTGTAGATTTGATGTCAATTACAATGACAACTAAAGCAAATTCAAGGGTAATGATGTGGTTTGACTCTCACCAAACAGAACTTGGTGCTACAAACGCAAACCCCAATATGTATTTTACAATAGATGGTACTCAAGTATCTACAGATACTAACCATTATTTTTATCAAAATGGTGGCAGAACCGTTATATCAAAGATTTTTATGTCTGATGCGTTAACTGCGGGGTCACATAC